CATGATGTATTCTATGGGTTGATGCTTTTTCTTAGCGTAATGATCACCACCAACTTGAGTTTTTAATGCTTCCATTCCTCTTCCCCTTTAAGTGTAATTTCAATAGGAGTGTTAAGGTCGCAAACAGGACAAATCCCATAACCGCACTCGTCATCCCCCAACCAATATTCAAGGCTATGCCCGCAATCACAAAACAACTTTTTGATAGTAATGTTCCCAGACCGTAAATTGATAACATTGCTCATCCTCCTACCTTAATTTTGACCCTTGAATCTTCCCCGCTGTCTTTATGGTATACAACCGCAGTCATAGATCGTTCTGCTCCATATCCGCTGTCGCTATGCCATTGGTCTGTCGCTGTCATTGACCCCCAATGCTCAAAATGCATAGAACCGACTTCTCTAGCGGTATGATGGTGAATATGACCTAAGTGACAATAACGATTTTTGCTTTGCGACCACTGATCATCTAAGTTCTTTATGACAGTTTGCAGGATTTGCTCATGCTTAATTCTATCCCCATGATGAAATACGAACAAATTATTGTGCCATTGCAGATGGATAAACTTTGAGTAGTTTTGTAACACTTCAACTCTTGGCTCTTTGTCGTACAGCAACTCAAGACAGCTAGACAAGTGACAAGCCATGTCAGAGTCGTGATTGCCGCGCACGTTAATAACTATGACACGCTTATGAGTTAAAAGCATTTTGTCTATAAGTATCTGAAAAAGCCGCCCTCCTAGCTTAAACGTCTTTCCTATGCGCGTATCAACATCAACCCGCGTACCGTTTGTGGTTTCGTTTTTACTGCTGTCAGCGTGAAAGAAGTCACCGACATTTAACAGCACCCCCACTTCTGCATCCCCAACTCTTTTGGCAAGGCGCTCAGTTGACTCAAGCAGAATCTGGCTTGCAATTTTAACGTCCCAATCGTCATCGTCTAACTTTGTCTCAGAGTCAGCAAGCATTCCAAAGTGGTGATCGCCTAGAATATACATCGCAAGGTAATCAGCATCAACTTTTGCGGGAGGCTCTACTGGGCTTTTAAACCCACTTAAATCATCTTTAATACCGTCAATCATTAAAGCTAACCGTTCTTTAAGGCTTTGCTTCTGCGGCTCTTGTATGTGCCATTGCAAGGCAACAGAACCATCTTCTTTGTAAGCAGTTGATACGCGCTTAGTCTCAAAACCTGCGGCTGTCTGATGCGTCAAATCTCTGTGAGGTGCGACCCCTTTACTAGCCGCTTTGCTTTCTAACCTTATAACTGTTTTATCAACTGATCGTCGATTTATGCCTAACACTTTAGACGCTTTACTAGCCGACCCTTCGCTGATTACTGCATCAATTATTTGATGTTGTCTTTCAGTTTCTGCAAATTCTTTTAAAATTCTTGGGTCAACTTTTGGATTTAACATTATGTCACCTGTTGAGTTTTTAGTTTCTGGTAGTCGCTTTCCCTAGGGATTAACAAAGGAACTTTATGCTCTATTGCCCAATGATAAACTTCATCCATAAAATGCACCATTTCTCCTACATCCAATTCGCTAGTCTTTCGGACTTGATGTTCTACCTGATATTCCTTGCCAATCTTAACAGTTTCGACACCTAAAAAACGATGCTTGAGCATTAATTTCATATTTTCACGAGTACAAGTCGGGTTTTTTGTGATAAACAAATCAGACATTTGCCCGCACCAATGGTGAAATAATGCGTTCTGGCTTGTCGTTCTAGGGTTTTTATAAGGCTTTAATTTAAAGCAGAGCGGGGTTCGGTAATCCCACTCTTTTATTCGTTTGATAATATACGGAATCTGCTTTTCAGCGTGTTCAAGGTTATTGATTTTGTTGTTATCGCCTTGACTCATATTATCGCCCTCTTTAACCATTGGTAAGAAAGTGACTGTGGTTCTTCAAATACGACACTTCGCTTGCCTCTGCTTGCTTTTCTAAAATCGTATGAAGTACAACTTGATCTTTGACTAATTCTTGACCTTATTGATGGGTCACTCATTCCTGTTAATTCCGACAATTCTTTTATTGTGTATTGCGCACCATCTTCTAATTTAGGATGCTTTCCTAAAAATGTTATTTTTCTTGCGACTGTTACACTGCTCACTTTACCGTTCCCCAATCTGTTCTTTTATCCCTAGACTTGACGTTTATTCGCATCCTTACACCTTTTTCACCATTATTTTCATCGCGATATTGTTGCAACCCTTTTTTCTTTTGTTGGTAATTGCTTTTCGCTCTTATTTTTTGATTGTGCCTAACCCATGTATAAAGTCTTATGTTTTTTAACACATCCATGTTGTCTAGTTTTTGATCAGCCAACGCCAACAAGAGAGGTAAACAATGAGAGCCAATAAAATCATCTACGGTTTGCTTGTATTTTTGAAACCGTAAATCTCCATTCCATGCCCTATCCCTGCAACGCCTTAATTCAAGGCTATCAAAATAATCATAACCTTCTTTTGTCATGTGGTTATTTTCATCAATTAGATCAGGACGGTATTCGCTCATAAATTTCCACACTACATAACCCATTTTGCGCCTATAACCATAATTTACGATCATGGTCTTATCCCAAAGGTTTTGCATTTCCTTATCCATTAATCACCCCCTGCGCATTTTTAAGCTGACCATCATAATAATATCCGCGAGTGTTTAGATAGTGTGCTTTCATCATTTCTAATTCGTCGCCTGATAACCAACTATCATCCGTTAATTTCATATCCATAGTCATGGCGCGTAGGCTGTCAGATTTCTTATAGCTTTTTGCCATAGGAGAAGAACCACCCTGACTCTGTGCGCGTGATAACCAAGAGTTAATAAAGCGTTTAATGCCGCCCTTGGTTTTGCGCCTAGATGGATTAGCGTCAAGCCATGATTCCATAGCGGCTAATTCTTGATGTACATCTACTGCAGGAAAGGCGCGTTGCCATGCTATGACATCGCTGTCTACGGTTTGATAAGTGTCGCCAGTTACTAATTGCATTTTGATGCCCTTTTTTGATTGAGGTTTAATTAAATACTATTTTTTATTCAATGTAAACACTTTTGGATACCATTATCGGTGTTGCTTCTAAACCGTTGGCAGGTCTGCTTGCGCTTTTCTGCTCTCGGATTCTAAAGAACCCTTCATATTTAGGCCACATCTTCATAAACCGTCTGGCATAGAATGGGCGAATGTTATTGTTGATTTTAAATTCAGTAATGCCGTCACCACCTACATTGCTCAAGTCCCACCTGATTCGCTCCATAACAGTGTAAACAGAGTAATTTTTAAAGCCTTTATTAATGCGATCAAAGGTAAATTCTAAAAACTTCTCCCACACTTCTGGGTGATCATTATGGAATTGATTTGCTTGTAACTTTAATTCATCGAGTCTTGTTTTCATTTTTTATTTCCTTTTTTTTGAGTTTAGGTTTTTGGTTATTAAAGATTGCTTCAAAATTCTTATCAAAGGTCTTTTTGTCAGTTGGTCTTTGCTTGTCGCCTTTACCGCTCATTTGAACTCCTGTGGCTCGGCAAGCCTCGCTAGATTAATTAAATGGTATTTTTTTGATTACTTTTTTTAAAAACATATATTAGAGATGATTTAACCCTTTTACTGCAAAACAGTAAATTTACGATCAAAGGGCTAAAGCGACTCTGCGGTTAAATTATGTTTGTATCGTATTTCCAAACTATTCACAGGTAAAAACCGATTTAACTGTGAGGCTATGTGCGGAGGGTCAACCGCGACTATGGCATTATTTAAGGAATTCGCCACCCGAAGGGTCATGTTAATTCATGACTGCTCTAGCCCAAACATCATGCAATGATCGTTTATGTAGCCAAAAAAGTAAACCCAATCCATAATAACATTTTGTAATAAGCTTATTACTAAATACTATAAACAGAACTGTACATTTATATTTATATAAACGATAATGTAACCTCAATTAAACAAAGGGTATAAATATGAAATACGAAACCGCCATAAAAATCTTAAAAAAAGACATGGAGTTTTTGGGTTTAACTTTAGAAGAGTTTTTAATTTTTTCTGCAAGAAACCCATGGACTGTGCCAAACAGAGTCATCAAAGCGATTGAAGTTTATAACAATCACAATAAGGTGGCTGTATGAGTGTTAATGATCTGTGTGACTATGAGCGTGGCGAGTATGACTGTTTACATGGTCACGATGTAAAGGACAATGAATCACCTGACTATTATAGTGGTTATGGTGACCGTTATTGTGAAGAACAAAACCAAACCGCAAGAACCGTACAACAATTTAATGGGGAATAAAATGAGCTTATCTAAAAAAGTTTGGCAGACTCTATCTGCTATTGACGTATCTAACCATATTGAAAAGAAAGGAAATTTGTCTTATTTATCATGGGCTTGGGCTTACGGCACGATGATGGAACACTACCCTGAGTTGCATTATTCTTTTGAGGAAGATAAATGCGAGGACACTAATACGGTTGAGATTAGTTGCGTGGTTCATATTCATACTGGCTCTGAGCAAGATCAAATGATGATGCGTCACATGTGGTTGCCAGTTATGGACCATCGAAATAAGGCAATACCCAATCCTGATAAATTCGCAATCAACAGTTCAAAAATGAGATGTCTCGTCAAGTGTTTTGCAATGTTCGGTTTAGGGCATTACATATATGCAGGTGAAGATTTGCCTCAAGCAGTAGTCAACGCAACAATTAGCGAAGATCAGGTAATTGCTATCAAGAAATTAATTGATGAAACCAAAGTCAATCAGGATTCGTTTTTAGAATGGGTTAAGGTTAAATCAATTAGCGAAATCTTAGTAAGCAAATATGATCGCGTTGTTGCCGCTTTGGAGGCTAAGAAAAAGCCTATGACTGACGATCAACTTGCCGCTGTAGGCAAAAAAATAGCGGGGAAATAATTAATGCAAAATAGCAAAGGAAAAGGCAATAAAAATAAGAGCAAAAAAAGTAAAAAGTTATTAAGTTATAGGGCGTCTAGAGATGATTATAAACAATCTCGCAATCCTTATTCTGCAATCAAATTAGCCAAAAGAAAAGAGATGGAAGAATAATGATTATCCTAAATCACGAACAAGGAACTGAGGAATGGTTTGCCGCTAGAATGGGCAAGCCATCCGCAAGTAACTTTGGAAAGCTAATTACCGCTACTGGTAAACCGTCTACCAGTGCTGATGGGTATATCAATCAGTTAATTGCAGAACGTCTAACAGGGCAATCTGAGCCGTTTTATCAAAATGAACACATGGCAAGGGGGACTGAGTTAGAACCAGAAGCGCGGGAAGCATACGAGTTTATCACTGGCTATACTGTCACAGAGCATGGGTTTATTCTTGATGATAGCGAGGAGTTTGGTTGTTCACCTGACGGAATTGTGGAATTTATTACTCAAACGTGTACAGGTCTTGAAATTAAATGTCCTGCGGCTAACACGATGGTCAAGTATATGCGCGACCCTCAGAGTCTAGTTAAAGCCTATTATCAGCAAATCCAAGGCTGTATGTTAGTCACTGGAGCAACTTCTTGGGATGCGTTTGCATACCACCCTGAAATGCCTCATGTGCTTGTTACTGTAAAAAGAAATGAAGAATACATAAACCAATTAGCCGATCAAATTAAGTCGGCTGTCAAAGTAATTTTAACCGAAGTGGAGAGACTAAAATGAAAGTAGGAATATCTTTAAGAATTGATGTAACCAAGATCGACAAATCACGATTATACAAAGGCGCAAAGGGGACTTATTTAGACTTGACTACCTTTGTTGACACTATGGTTACAGATGAATATGACAATAATGGCCGTATCAATCAATCGCTAACTAAAGAAGAGCGAGAAGCAAAAGTGCAGACGCCAATTCTGGGTAATGTAAAAGTGTTTTATACAGATGGTAGTCAAACAGGAATTGAAAAACCTGCTGTTGCTGATATGAGTATAGGCGATCTGGACGATGATATACCGTTCTAAAAAACCCCCCCTTTCGAGGGGGAAACCATAGGAGGTTTGTCAGCAGGGGAGAACTGACTTAACTAGAATAACACAGGATTGAAAAGATGGAAATGATCGACGCGGGAAAATGCGTGAGATTTGCGCAAGAAAAAAGTCAGGTCAGCAGTGCAGAACTATCTCGCTTGACCAAAACATCACCCCAACAAGTGCTTCGATGGAGAAAGCACAAGAATATGAAACTCCATACGATGCAATTAATTTGCTCTTGCTTGGAAACAAGCATTGTAGATTTTTTGGCGTTACCTTTAGGTGACCGCTAATAAGACCACATAGCAGGGGAGGGGAAACCCTCCTCTTCTGTGCAAGCGTCTAGATGTATAAACCGACCACCACCTTTCTGCTGAACACCAATTCTTTTGATACCATGTTTTTGTGCCACTCTAATGATCTCTAAAGCCTTTTCTCCATTACATAGGATATCAACCGCCTTTCCAGTTGTATGCGCTCCTAGGTGGTCTTTACGCGCTTCTATGGGGTGCGAGGGCGATCTGTAAGCACTAGACAAAGGAAATGCAAATCCACACTCGTCGCGGATAGCACATAAGGTAATTAAGAAGTCATCATCAAAACCTGACTCGCCTGTATGTTTGCATTTAAGTTCTTTAGGCTTGAAATAAACTTTAGCTTCTTTTTCTTTCTTTGGTGACTTTGCCATAATTATTTACCTTCGATTTGATTCTTTTTTTCAAAGCTTCTCATGCCGCCAAGACCCAAAAGACCCATTAAGATAGGCATCAACGTCCCACCATCTGCTTGAGGAATATCTATTCCTGCTCCTGCCGCAAGTGGGGATATTAAGTAGTTGACTCCGAGGGCAAGAACGCAGACCCAACCTGTAGCGGGTCTCCAATTTCGTTGGAATGCGCTTCCTTTTGCTTCTGCGGTGTTAAGCTTAATCTGAGCAAGTGCAATTTCTTGCGCGTGTTTCTGTGACATTGTTGCAATTTCATGCGCTATTTTCTGCTTAGTATCGGCATCAGGTATGAAACGCTCCAGTAGGTTGGAAACAGGGGCAATTAAAGACTCTAACATTACGATAGCCTTTCAATAAGAAACAAACCGATGATGAGGGGATACATACCCCACACCATCATCTCTGTTTTCTTAAAACGAACAGAACCCTCATCGAGTCGCTTTTCAATTTGGTGGAATTTATCATCAATAGATTTCATTCGGACAATACATTCCCGCTCGTGAGCGTCAAGTTTGAGAAGCGCCTCTTTGACGGTAGCCATCTTAGTTCAACTCGTCCACAGCTTCATCAACTAACTCAGCATCTTCAACTGGGTTTTCTAGCTGTTGAGTCAGCATATTAATAAACGAATCTTTCGTCACATTAGCATGATCTGCGTCAAATTTAGCTTGCGACAAACGCTGTTCAGCAACTTGAATGTGTTGAACCATCATCTGTTGCTCTTCGGTCATATCTTCTAAAATGTAATCTTTGTCATTAATCTTTAATTCGGTTTTCTTTTCTTCTGACATTTTAAACTCTCCTAAGGTTTGTGAATTACCATTATAGCTGATTACTTTAATGGATTGCTAATATAGTCTAGTGCTGACCATAAATCTTCTACTTCTCTTTTTACATTTACAATTCTTGCTTCAAATCCTGTTACTTTTTCTGTAACGATTTCTGCTTTTGCTACGGTTGCTTTCATTGACTCAATATCTTTTTCCAGAGCATCTACGTTGTCATCAATTAACAGTAGTTTATTTTGTTGCTCTATGATCGTTTGTAGGTTTACTCCGAGTGCCGCCAACTTACCTTGGAGTTGCGATACATCGTTGTCTTTAAGTTCTTGCTTGATTAGATCAATTTCACTTAACAGTTCTTGTTTATTTGTCGTAACTTGCTCTTCCAAAGGGGCAATATTTGGAATAAAACGAGACTCTACAGATTCTAATCGGCCGTATAGACTGCTTGCCGTCCAAACACCACCGCCAAGAGTGGTCGCGAGACTAAACAAAATAGCAATGTACACTCCTTTAAACGATGTTCCACA